AAACAATTAGGTCTTCTATAACAACCGGGTTCCACTGGTATGGATTCAACTATGTTACAACATGCTTGAATTAATTTAATGTGATCATTAATGGAAGGTACAAAATAACCAAGTCGTTTCGTTAATAAATTATTGACAAATGAAGATTTACCTTTAGATCCTGCGGGATTTACAATTATATATACCTTTCGTAAATCCGGTTTTGTTGCTATAATGTCTAAACATTTCTGTTGCCATTTAAAAGGACCGTTCTTTTCAAAAGGTACTAATTGATCGAGAGTTTCCATCGGTATATCTTCAGACTTGTCAGTCCACGGGCCGCCTATTCTTGTGTCTACCTTCATTTGATAATTAAATGAACCCCGTTGATATTCCTTTTCAGATGTAGGCTCAAAATAATTAGGCGGACTGTCACCAAACAATTTCAAAGCCGCTGATTTTGTCTTCTTGTGATGAAGTCTTAATCGACCTTGATAATGTTCATATCCGGTTTCGCCTTTTTCCAATTGAAAACACCAGTGTGTAGCTACGCCTTTAAGAATACTTATAACATTCGACGGGCTCATGTCGTATTCTACACCATTCATTTTGTAATGAACGGAGTATCGAAAGTCGTAGCCGGTTACATCCTTAGAAAAGGGTTTCTTTTCTTTAGAGATTTCGTTTTTTTCACTAGAGATTTTCTTAGTAGCAGACATGTAATATAATATTTACTAGAGATATTTTTTTTTAAAAATACACGATATTATATTACGGGTATAAAATCGTCGGCGATCACCGCCGCCGATTTTATCCATTTACGGATCTCGGTTTTTTTTTAATTATTATAAGGTGTACCGACGAAGGGGTGCGCCCATCAAAAGGAAGGGGCTATTTCAAGAATAGCCCCTTCCGTTTGACGGGTGTACCAGTCGTTAAACCTTATAATAATTAAAAAAAGAAGCTCGTCGTAATATGATTACCGTTAAATTATACAATATTTTTATATTGTATAATTTTTTCGTTAAATGGATTACCGTTTATGTAATTATCACTGGTTTGTAACCATCCTAGGGTTATCACTGGTAGGTAGTCACCTACTGGATAATAATAATTAATAAAGCGATGGATCAAGATATGGAATCTGTGATACGTACACATCTACTGTAGTATTTGCTGGTAGTGTTCCAACTCCAAAATCTACAGTGTGTGTCGCGGCATCGCCGGGTATGGATACCCATGTCTGGATGGATACCATTGTAGAAGTCGATGATGTGGAAGGCAGTAATACTGCTGCTAATTGATTATCATCTAAATGTTCTATGAAACTGACGGCTGCATCTGATGCTATAACTGATGGTGTTGATACTGATGCAGTTGAATCTCCTCTCCATACACAACTTATAACGAAGGATGAATCTTGATATAACTTAGGGAAAGTAATTCTTCCATAGTTAACGTTGTCAGATAGAATAATATTGAGATTATTCTCGGCATCTACTTGTCCGGATGTCATCGGTGTGGAACCAAAAGGATTCAAATTAGTTACTGATCCGTCAGATAATCCTAAATGGAACCATCCTCCAGCTACGGATTCTAATGATGCAACTTTAGGTTTATACATTAGGAATTCGTAGGATACCCATAATTGACCTAAATTTATGGATGTGCCTTGTAATCCATTTGTTGCTATCGAAAATCTACCGAAATCGCTGAACCGTAAATCAGACTCTGATGCGGGGGATCCAGAACGTGTGTATAAATGGACTAACGGTGATTGCTGTTTATCACACTCAACAAAATGGTATATGTTGTCGGATACTTTGCCGGATTGTGCCCAAAAGTAATTTAACAATTGATTAGATGTGGTAAACACTGGATCGGTAGGATCATATTGTACACACATCATAACCTGTCCAAGGGCCAGATTAGTAGATGATGCAATTGCGTCAGAACACGTGGATTTAAATTCGAAAACACATCCGTTTAACCTATATTCTTCGAATGATGGTCCAATACCGGAAGCTAGCCATGGAAAGGTACTAGCTTGTGCCGGATTTAACGGAAATGTTTGAATGTTAAATGTGTTTGCTGTCGCCGAACTTATAATGTCACCGATGTATTCACGATGACGAATCACGAAGGCCCCTTCGCGATAATAAGAATTCATCATCTGTGGTGGATCGGGGCGTATTAAAGTGTTGTGTTTCACATTTTCCAACGAGTAAGCCCCAAATCCTCCGAGTTTCATATCTTTTGCGTAGCCGGCATTAATATTAGCCCCCGCTTTAAAGGGACCTAAGGACCCTTTAATGTGAGCTCCGCCTTGAACGTAATAAGCGCCGCGTCCGCCTGCGTTATTAACGGGTCGTCTGTATGCTTTCGCGCGCTTTGCTCTAACTGGTTGTTTTCGTTTAGCTGGTGCCATATATTATACCATTTAGAAAAAAAATCTAGAGATTTTTTTTTAATTGTTATAATTTTATGGTTATAATTTTATGGTTGCCAGCCTATAACTTTTTTGCCATAGAACGGATTGAGTGTACACCCCCGCTCGGATTATATATAAGTAAATAAGTAATATGTTTTTTACATCCTACGGCTGTAAAAAACATATTACTTATTTACTTATATATAATCCATCGCGGGGGGTACACTCTTGTTGAAGTTCCATTCTATAGGGGTCCGGATCAATCATAATAGATATAAGTAAATAAGTATAGGGGTTGTAAGCCTACGGCTGTACAACCCCTATACTTATTTACTTATATCTATTATGATTGATCGCGGACCTTATAGGCCGGTTTACCATAAAAATATAACCATAAAACGGCCGGCGCAATCTGCGCCTACCATCTAAAGGGTCACCATGTATAAACCCGTAAAACGGGGTATATTTTTTTTGGGCGACCGTACGGTCTGGAAGAACAGCCCAAAAAAAATATATACCATACATATATATATATATATTGTATTGTCTGGAGACCTAGAGATTTTCATTATATAGTTATCCATATAATGAAAAATAGTAAAAAGGGGTATAGAGACTATTAGAGATTTTTTGATACCTTTAGAGATATCAATAAAAATCATCGTCATCATAGTCATCTATGCGGTCTTCATAGCCTGGTAGCTTATGAAGGTCTTCCATTTTAAGGTCGAAATCTTCAGTTACCGTGTAAATACAAAATCTATCTTCCGATAATAATCGTATATCTGGATATTCATTCGTGTATACGAATATATGCGGTGTATGAAATAGTATCATTCGATATTTATATCTAAATTCGACCACTCGTCCGTCCTTTAATTCTTCAATAACTCTATATAAATTAGAGAGTTCTTTACGATTGTGACCCATACTTTTAGGTATATCTAATAGAAAACAATTAGGTCTTCTATAACAACCGGGTTCCACTGGTATGGATTCAACTATGTTACAACATGCTTGAATTAATTTAATGTGATCATTAATGGAAGGTACAAAATAACCAAGTCGTTTCG